TATAATTTATAATTTGTAATTTATAATTTATAATTTATAATTTGTAATTTATAATTTATAATTTATAATTTGTAATTTATAATTTATAATTTATAATTTGTAATTTATAATTTATAATTTATAATTTGTAATTTATAATTTAATTAATTTGATGCGGCATATGTAATACCATAAGCAATTCCCGGAATAGCAAAGAATACTGTACCAGTATATATAAATGGAAAGAACCTATTCATATCACAATATTCTCCTAATTTTTTAGCACCAGTTAGAGGTATATTTCTCATTTTTGGATGTGGAAACCAAATCATAATCCCTATAATATTAAATAATAAATGTGCTAGAGCAACTTGTAGTGCTTCTGCAGGATTAGAAACAGCAACACTTGCTGCTAGTAAACCAGTTACAGTAGTACCAATATTAGCACCTAATGTTAGAGGAAACATTTGTTCTAATGTGATTACATTAATAGCACATAGAGGTACTAATGTAGATGTAGTAATACTACTTGACTGAACAAGTATTGTTACTAATGCTCCAATAACAATTGAAAAATATTTATTATATGCCAAAGCATTTACTAACCATTTTCTAGCACGACCTCTTAGAAGATAATTTAGTAGTTTAATTAGTGAATATATACATATACATAATGAAAATATAGAGAAAGTAACAGAAAGTACCCCTGCTCCATAATCCGACATCTCCCAATCATATAGTAAACCGCCTTTTAATAATGGTTTATCACAAGGAAGAGATTTCCAATCACCACTACATACATCATAAATGTTATTAGATAGTGTAGTTACAGTAGAATTCCATTGTATAGAGTTACTACAATCCATATTACTAGGGCATTCATAATAGTACTCAATTGATGTATCTGTACCAGTTGTATCCACATTCATAAATTGTGGGAATCTTTTACATTTTAATAGACCACTAGAAATCCAACTAGATTTATAATGTGGCAAATCATCGCAATCTTGATAATTATTATTATCACATAATTGGTTTGTTAATAATGTTTGGTCTTCTGTGGTACAATCATAATCACAGTAACCATCGCAATATCCTTGATAAATATACTTACTTACTTTTTTATCAATTTGTAAAATTTCAGAAACAACTGGTTTTACAATTTTCTTTATAGGCCCTTCCCATTTTTTACAATCATTTTCACAAGGTACTTGGTTTTTAGAAAACTCCCAAGTAATTACTCCTAAGAAATTAGATGCCCACTGAATTGGTAATAAAATTAATACAGTTAAAAAGTTAAATAGATCATGAACAGTTGCTCCTGCAAATGCTCTTTTATAATTGTCTTTATTATTATAACTTCCTAAACTAACAATTGTATTTGTAACTGATGTGCCAATATTTGCTCCCATTATCATAGGAATCGCATTATTAACACTTAATTCATCTGCTCCAACTAACCCAACAATTATAGACGTACTAGTAGATGAACTCTGAACTAAAACTGTAACTAATATTCCTACCATTAAAGCACTAATTGGATTATCTACAATATCAAACATTTTTGAAGAGTCCTTCATTCCTAATAATTTAAATCCATTCCCCATTAAAGATAACATAATCAAAAAACAATAAATTAGTCCCCAAGCTCCACAAAATAAAAAAGTATTCTTAGCAGTATTAATTGTAAATAAATTGATAAATCTTTCTTTTGTTGTGTAAAGTTCTAATTGTGTAATAGTTTGTTCATCTTGTTGATTTTGAGTATCATTATTTTCTGTTTTTCTTAAACTTGTCTCAGGTATTTCTATAACCGGTCCTGGATTTTTATTGGATAAACTTTTCATATGTTTATAATAATAAATGAGATTATTTTTTAAATAATATATATAGTCTCTTAAAAATCATCTTCATATTCTATTCCTATTTCACTAAGTTGTTCTTGTAGTTTACCAGTCATTAAATTTTGATGTATTTCTTTATATCCACCTACATATTTCCCATTAAAATAACAGAATGGAAATTGTGTACCAGCTGTTTTAATTTTCATATCAGTTTTAAATGATAAACTTAAATCATTCTCTTCTGAATACTTATATACTTCATAATCAACCTCAATAGTATCAAATAACCCTTTTAGTTTTTCACATAAAGAACAATCATTCTTGGAAATTATAAATATACCTTCGCTGTTATTCTGAATTAATTCAGTATAGGAAGACATTTATTTATAATTTAAATAAAAAAAATTTTAAGTAAATTCAATTTTTTAATTTTCGGAACATAAAATAAATTTTTTATACTTATCATTTTTATCTAATATTAGTTTTTTCTTTTTTATTCTAGGAGCATAACATAAGTTTTTAGTACAATACTCGTATGTTTTTGGCGTTAATGGTTTTGGTGAAGGAGAAGTCTCAATATTATCAATATTATCAAGTTTTAATATATTTAAAGTAGTATTAGTATCAATATTATTTTTATTATTACAATTCATCCTATTCTAACATAAAAAAAGTTTTTAATTTTATTTCTTATTTCCTATTCCATATTTTATAATTTAAAAACCACCACGAAGACGAAGGACTAAATGAAGGGTGCTTTCTTTCTGAATATTATAGTCAGATAGTGTTCGCCCATCTTCTAATTGTTTGCCAGCGAAAATAAGGCGTTGTTGGTCAGGTGGGATACCTTCTTTATCCTGAATTTTAGCTTTTACATTGTCGATTGAGTCAGATGCCTCAACTTCTAATGTAATAGTTTTTCCGGTTAGAGTTTTAACAAAAATCTGCATTATCTATAATTCCTCTTGATTTATATAAATAAATTATTTTTATATAAATTTCAATTTTTTTATATATTATATTTTAATATATTTTTTATTAATAAATGGAAGATTATTCTAAAAGATTTGTAACAAATGACCCATTGAGAGTAGGTCAATGTAAAAGTGATGTTTGTTATAAACCCACATATAAAGAACTTAAAAGTCATAGTAGAAAAGATAATTGTTGGATAGGTATTAATGGTAAAATTTATGATGTTACAAAATATAAACAAGCACTCAAAATAGAATTAAATAAAAAAGTAAAAATAATGGAAACGGAATATAATGATGAAAAGAATATTATTCTAACAGATAATACTCAATATGATGTATGTGCTATTGATGATAATTTAGAATCTAGTAGAATGTGCGAATTTAAAGATAAATCTGGTAATTATTTAACAGATGATGAAGTAGAAAATACATGTAATAATACCGATGCTAATAAAGTTACTACGGATAAACTTAAAAGTAATTGTAATTATTTAAAGTCCAAATATAATTTCTTAAAATATAATAAACTTGGATTATTATGTGGGAAGCATTATGATAATGTGAATGAAAAAAATATATTCTTTGATGATGTTGACCATACTAATTATGTAATTGGTGAAATTAAGTATTATAGATTATATAAATTAATTAATTTATTACTCAATATTTTAGTAATAGTTGCTATATTCTACATTATAAAATACAAAATGAATAATAATTATATAGTAACATATGTATTATTACCATTAGTGCTATACATATTATATTGTGTATACAAATATACTGAAATTTATTTTGATAGACATATTAAACATAAAAGAATACAAAATGAAATTTATAAAAATGATGTAAAAGAAGTTAGTTCTAATAATTTTTCTATTGAGAAAGTTAGAGATATATTACAAGAAATAGAGCAAAGATTAATAGCAAAACTTTTACTTTTGGGATTAATAGTTGTAATTATAATTTATGGTCTATATAATAATATGTCAAATATAATTATTATGGTAACATTATTAAGTCTAATCTTTTTGTATTTCTTTTATTTAGCATTAAAAAATAGATTATATAGAGATTATAAACCAAGATTTCTAGCACCTACTTCTTAGATTTAATTAAATCTAAATATTCATTATTATTTTTAAATTTAATTAAAAAATTTTTATATATTTAAATTTAATTAAATTTAACCATGGGCGGTGGAATTATGCAAATGATTGTTACTGGTAAGCAAAATAAGTATATTACAGGTAATCCTGAAACAACACATTTTAAAGCAGTTTATTTTAGACATACTAATTTTGCTATGGAATCAGTTCCATGTATTTTTAATAATAGTGTTAGTAATAATTCAGAAAGCACTGTTAGAGCTACTATACAAAGATCCGGAGATTTAGTATCAGGTGCTCATATAGAATTTGAGATTAAAAGAGAACAAACTGGAAATGATATTACAGGTGGAACTTATATTAATTGGACGAATGCCACTGGATACGCTGTTCTCAAAGAAATTAGTTTTGATATTGGTTCACAGGTAATTGACAAACATTATTCTGAATGGTTTGATATTTGGAATGAACTAACTGATGTAAATAATTCAGAGCATATTATGGTAAATAAACATTCTGCAAAAGAATTGTATCTTAAATCCAGTAATAGTAGTGTAGTTGAAAATACAGATTCATTAAAATGTTATGTTCCTTTACAATTCTGGTTTTGTAGAAATCCTGGATTAGCATTCCCTCTAATTTCATTACAAAATAATAAGGCTTATATTAATGCTACTTTTAGAAATCCATATACTTTAATAAATACTGACCATACAAGTGGTAATTCTGGTGTTGGAACAATAACATATACACAAGGACCAGAATTATATATAGATTATATATATTTAGATGAAAAAGAAAGAAGAAGTTTTTCTACAAAAGACCATCAATATTTAATAGATACTTTACAGTATAGTGGAATTTCTGATTTAAAAAATAGTAATGAAATTAATTTTAATAACCCTATAAAAGAGTTAATATGGATTACTAGAAATAAAAATGTAAGCACTGAATTAAATTTGTCTACTATATCAAGTAATGCAGATGCAGATGCTTACTCAAATAATAAATCATCTTTAAATAAAAATAATGATTATTTCAATTATATGTCGGAAATAGTAAGGTCATCACAGAGCATAGAATATTTATATGGGTCAGAGATTCATGAACCATTTAGTGAAGCAGAATTATTTATAAATGGAAATAGTAGATTTAATAAAAGAAAAGCTACATATTTTAGGACTATACAACCTTTAAATCATCATTCAAGAGTACCTACGAAACATATTTATTGTTATTCATTTGCTTTAACACCAGAAAAACATCAACCATCCGGTATTTGTAATTTTTCTGAATTAAAAAAAGTAGAATTAAAATTATACAATCCAAGTGATAATAGTGAAATATTAATTTTTGGTTTAAATTATAACCTATTAAGATTTAAAAATGGAATGGCAGGTTTAGCATACCATACATAAATTATTTTATTTTTTAAATATTTAAAACTTGATTAATTTAAAAATATTTAAATATTTTAATAACATTATTAATTAAAATGTCCGAACATGGATGTATGAGTGATATTAATAGTAAGAATATTCAATGTGAAAAAATATTAATAAAAAATGGATCACAAGAATTACTATCAACAACTACGGATAATAAACTACTATTATCCACAGATATTATTCCACAAGGTGGAGTAATAAATTTAGGAAGTTCAGAATCTCCTTTAAGCGGTATATTTTTAGGATCAAATACTCTTACTATGGTAACTGATGGCGATGGACCAAATTTAACAATTGGAGCTTCCAAAGGGGATAGTGGTTCAGCTCCATCTTTAAATATCGGAACAGATGATAGTAATATTGCTGCATCATTAACAGTAGAAAATTTAACATTTAAAAGTGGTATAAATACAAATGGTAAATCTATATTTAAACCACACGACAGTCTAACACAAGAGCATATTTTTACTTTACCTGTTTCAACACCTTCATCTGACAGATTTTTAAAATGTGATACTAATGGAAATTTAACTTTCGATAATATAGATTATGATAATGGGCAAGGTACAATCACATCAATTTTTTCTTCAGATGTTTTAGTTCAGAACTATGCCGTAGGTTTAAACTTTAGTAATGATTTTAATACTATAATAAGCACTGGATATTCAGATGATCGTGTGGATGTTTCTTTAAACAAAAATTTAATATTAGGAGATGCAGAAGAAAATACATTATTTGTAAATAGTACTACTTTTTTTGATGCCCCTGTTAATTTTAATCAAAATAATCCAGTAATTACTTTGTCTGGCGATGTATCTGGTACTGCTACTATGAATAATCTAAAAGATGTTACTATTAATACTACTATACAAAATAATTCTGTTGCTTTAGGAACAGATACTACTGGGAATTACATAGCAACTATCGCTGGAACTTCTAATGAAATTAGTGTATCTAACTCCGGTTCTGAAAATGCCAATGTAACATTATCTTTACCTACAACAACTTCTATTAGTTCAGGTAAAACTCTTGATGTTTCATCTGGAACCTTTACAACATCAACTGCTCAACAACAAACTATTGTATCAGGTGCAAATGTAATTAATGCCGGAGGAGTTATGATAACCGGAAATCAAACAATCATTGGTTCTAAAACATTCTCAAATATTATTATTGGAGATATTAATGGAAATGCTGAAAGTGTTACAAATGGTGTATATACTACAAGTAGTGTTACATCATTAAGTGATATAACTTCAGCTGGGTCTGGTTCTATTATAACAGATAATGAAAGAACTAAACTAAATGGAATAGAAGCATCCGCAACAGCAGACCAAACAGAAGATGAAATTAAAGTTGCTTATGAAAATAATAGTAATACTAACTGTTTAACTGATGCTTTACTTAATAAACTAAGTGGAATAGAAGCATCTGCTGATGTTACTGATACAGCAAATGTAACATCTGCTGGAGCAGTAATGAGAACTACTATAGATGCTAAAGGAGATATATTAGTAGGAACAGCTAATGATACTATAACAAGATTACCAGTTGGTACAAATAATTTTGTTTTATCTGCAGATAGTTCTAGCGCAACTGGATTAAAATGGAAAGCAGCATCTAGAGGAGGAGGCGGTGGAGGTTCTTCTACATTTGAAGGATTAGAAGATACTGAAAGTTTTTCTGGAAATGCTGGTAAAATATTAAAATTAAATATAGAAGAAAATTTATTAGAATTTGTGGATGAAAGTAGTGGTGGAGGAGGTTCAACAACATTTTTAAATTTAACTGATGTTACACCTTCATCATATTCTGGTCAATCTGGTAAATCAGTAATAGTAAATTCTTCTGGAAATGGTTTAGAGTTTGGCTTAGGTAATGTGGATAATACATCAGATGCAAATAAACCAGTATCAACTGCCCAACAAAATGCTTTAAATTTAAAAGCACCAATAGATAATCCTACATTTACTGGTGATGTAAGTATTGGCGATGATAATAAAGATTCTTTTGTTGTTAATAGTAATTCTTTATTTACTGGTACTTTTAAAGCAACCGGAGATGGAGATATTAAAGAGATAAATGATTACATGGATTTAGATTTTGGATTATTAACAACATCAAGACCTCCTCAAAATAAAACTGGTATATACATACCATATTATCAATATCCAAATTGGAATTCTGGTTCAGATTTTCTAAATGGTTTTAATAATTTAATGAATATTTTAGATAGAAATAAAGATATACCTGTATTAGCAATTATAAATCCTGATAGCGGTCCAGGAACAGGAGAATCACCTGACCCTAATTATGGTAAATTTATAAAAAGATTAAATAATCATAACATTACTATTATTGGTTATCTAGCAACAGATTTTGGTAATGCAAGTATAGATACTATTAAAAGTGAATTGTTAGTTTGGTTTAAGTTTTATCCACAGATAAAAGGGATATTTTTAGATGAATTACCAACATTTTATGAATCCAATAAAGTACAGCTTACATCACAATATAATCAAATTTATAGAATGATTAAAAGTGAATCAAGAAGAGTTCTAAAAAGATTTTTAACAGTTACAGTAAATACTGGTGCTATAAATAAACTTCTTTATCCTTTATCTGTTTATGAGCATAGTGGAGATATAACAAATGTTTGTTTTGACCAAATTGTTGATCATGAGGATATAACATATCCAGATTTTTATCAAATAGAAAGTGATAATGGTAATGATTTATCTTTAATAAAAAATTTTAATAGAGGGTCTCGTATAGGAATTGTACATTCACAAGATACTTATGATGAAACTATGGTAAAAAAAATGATGAAATATTGGGATTGGATTTATATTACCAGAGATAATGAAGAAAATAATAGTATTATATATGATGATATATCTTTAGTATATATTGAAGAAATGTGTAAAACTTTTTCAGATAATTCTAAATTTGATGATAAATTAGATAAAGTAGGAAATATATCAATAGGAGAGGATAATAGTGATTTACTTACTATTAATAGTACAATAAATATACCTGGTGGTACAACTGGACAATCTCTTGTTAAAGGTGCTGATGGAAATATTACTTATAGTACTGTAAGCGGTGGAGGTGGAGGAGGAAGTGATATTACTATACAAAATAATGGTAATGGATTAACTACAGCAGCTACAACTTTAAATTTTACAACTGGTATTACAGCATCTGGAAGTGGAAGTACTATAACTATAGAATTAGATGATGATGAAATTACTTCTATGCCAAATTTAACATCAGTTGGTACTTTATCATCTTTAACAGTTAGTGGAAATCTAGTAGCTGATGGACCCACTTTTAAGATAGATTCAGATAATCATAGAGTTGGTATTGGTACAGCAACTCCTATAAGACCACTTCATATTAAATCAAATGGTTCTATTTTCGCACTAGAAGGTAATAATGGTGGTCATTGCTATATAGAATTTTATCCACAAGGTTATTCTAATAATAGAAAGGCATATTTTGGTTATCCAGGTGATGGAAGTAGTGAATTTAATTTTATTAATGAAGAATCATCTGGTACAGTATCATTTGGCACTGCTTCAACTAAAAGATTAACTATAAATGGTTCTGGTGATACAACTTTAAATGGTTCTTCTGCTTCTACTGATACTGATGAAAGACCTAGAAAACTTGAATTTGATCTTCCATATACGGCAGGTGTAAAAGAAAGATGTTCTGGAAGTTTAATTTTTAAAGATATTCTTACTGGTTCATCAAATGCTAGACCTTCATTAAGTGTGCAATTATTAGCTGTTAATAATCCATCATCATTTACAAATACTCCTTTAACAATAGTATCACATAGTTCTACAGATGGACGTGTTGGAATAGGAACCACTGCACCTAATAGTGCCTTACATATTCAATCAAATACTTCCAATAAATTTGATGCGTTTCGTATAAGTAATAATACAAGTAATGATTTAGATTTTACTATTCAAAAAGTTCATAAAAAACATGGTTTTAATTATAATTCTTGTATAATTGGTCATGGATTAGAAATAGATACAACATATGATAATGAACAAGGTAGCGATGGTAAATTTAATTTAAATACAGATGGTTATAGTGTTGCTGGATGTGCAATAGTTTCACAAAATGGTAAATTATCTTTTTTTACACATAATTCATCTTCTTCATCTGATATACAATTATTAGGTTCTCAAATGGGAAATATGACAATATTACATACTGGAAATGTTGGTATAGGAACTGAAACACCAAATACAAAATTACATGTTAATGGTGATATAACTTGTGCAACATTAGTAGGAAATTGCAGTGGTACTAGTACATCTGTAAACTTAACAGAAGATACATCTACTAATACCAATTTTATAATTCCTTTTACAGATGGTACATCTGGTTCTAGAGCATTAAAAGGACATAGTTCCTTTAATTATAATCCATCAACCAGTACTTTAACTGTTCCTAATATAAATGCTAATATTAGTGTTAATACAGTTAATATGGTAGATAATCGACAAATATTACCAAGTGAATTAACTGGAGGAAAAGTACAATTTAATTTTACTACATTTAATAATGATAATAATACCTCCGGTCCTTTTGCTGATGCTATACATCTAAATACATATACTGATACTAGTGGAGGTTCACAGAACTTAATAGTTCTTAATAAAAGTACTGGAATTAATATGCGAATATATCAAGGGACATTTGGTGACACTGATGTATACTCAACATATAAAGATGTTGTACTTGCAGATTCAAATGGTAAAGTAGGTATAGGTATAACATCTCCAAGTACTCCATTACATGTGAATGGTAATATAACTTGTACAACATTAGTTGGAACAAGTACTTCAATTAATCTTACGCAAGATAATTCAACTGACTCAAACTTTATTATACCTTTTACTAATAATACGTCGTCAGCAACTGGTTCAAGACAATTAAAAGGAAGTAGTAGTTTAACCTTTAATCCATCTACTGGTATATTAAATGGTTCTATGATTTTTTCAGTAATTGATGATCCGAGTAATAGAATAATTACACCAAATCAACTTAGTGGTGGAAAAGTACAATTTAATTTTGGCAGATTTAATAATAATAATACTGGTCCATATGCCGATGCGATTCATTTTAAAACTTATAGTGATGATACTGCTGGTAGTCCAAATTTATTAATGCTAAATAAAACTGGTATAGGAATGAGAATATATCAGAATTTATTTAATTCAGATGAGGCATATTCTACATATAAAGATGTTGTACTTGCAGATTCTAGTGGTAATATAGGAATTGGTACATTTGATACAAATTATCCTAACCCTATTTCACCATTACAAATCCAGATTGACTCAAGTAAAGATGCCACAGACTCTTCTAATTTTGATAACTATAGTATTATAATGAGTAAAGTTGGAAATAATGCCACTAATGCAGAAACAGGATTATGTTTTGATATTCAAGGAGGAACTTATCCTAAAGTAACAAGAAGTCCTGGTGCAGCTATAACTCATGAAAGAACTGGTGTATGGTCACAAGGTAGATTACATTTTAAAACAAAGCAAACTGCAACTGAAGATGGAGATTGTGTAACTGCTATGACAATAAATGAAGATGGTAATGTAGGAATTGGAGTTACTAATCCATCAGAAAAATTAGAAGTATATACCGATAATGATATTAAAGCTAAATTAGGACGTGCTACTATTGGTTATTTAGGTTTGGTTGATCATGCAGGATTTGCACATATAGACAGCCCACAATATGCACTGTTGCAAAGTTCTAATGGAACCACATCTTTAAATTCTCCATCTGGAAGAAATCTCAATTTTAAAATTGGCGATTCAAATAAAATGCTTATTGATTCTTCCGGTAATGTAGGAATTGGAACAACCAGTCCAACAGAAAAATTAGAAGTTAATGGTAGCATAACTGCTACTGGAAGCATAAGAGGAAGTGAACCTGGTTCAGTATTAAATATGAAAATATATTATAAGGAGAGTAATAATTTAGGTAGTAGTGATAATATATATTCTGGTACATCTTGGACGGATATATTTGCAAATGCTATAAGTTATACACCAGTTTCATCTAGTAGCCTAATATTTTTAGAATATTTTGTTCCATATTTTCTTTCTGGTTGGGGAACTGATTCATATGGTTCTAGGTTTTATATTAATAATAATTATATAGGTGGAACAAATCAATATTTTAATAGTAATGGTGGTGGTGCGTCAAGAAGTACCAGTTTATTCCCTATTTATGCTCATTATGTAAATACAAATCAAGCGACAATAAGTATTAATGTGAGAGTTGCTAGACTTTCCTCAGATGATAATATTACTATTTATAGACATATGGGACCTTATTTAAAGATAATTGAAGTTAAAACATAAAATATAATATTATTAATAAATGCGGAATATAGATTATTTAATTAAAGCATTAAAAGAATTAAATGCCGGTTGGTTGAGTATAGAAAATTATGATTACAATAAAATTGAATGGGAAGAAAATACAACTATTCCTACATTAGAAGAAGTTAATAATAAGATTGAAGAATTAAAATTGGCTGAACCTATGAATAAATTAAGAGAAGAAAGAAAAAATAAACTAAAGGAATCTGATATTTATGGTCTTAGTGATTTTCCATTTGCTAATGATACAATTAAGCAAGCGTGGTTAACATATCGCCAAGCACTGCGTGATTTACCATCAAATTCAACACCAAGTTTTGATGAAAATAGACAACTAACAGGTGTAACATGGCCAACACCACCTTCATAAATAAAAAATTAAAACATAGAAAAAACACTCGTCGCTAGTGTTTCTTCTACATTTCTTTTCTTTTTGTTATATGTTTTTATATAATTCATAGATAATTCTTAAAAAGAATATCATAATTACAATTGTACACGCTAGACTTGTTTCTCCGGTTTCCATATTAACACCCCATACCTTAAAGAAAGCATAGTAGAATGCTCCCTCGATAAGTGTCATTGCCATAGTGTGAAGTCTTTCAATTAATAAAAAATTTTGTTTTTTATTTTTTTTGGTTTTTTGGTTTTTTGGTTTTTTGGTTTTTTTGGTTTTTTGGGTTTTTTAAAGTTTGTCTTGGATCATCAAGAGAACATCAACTTGTCCGCATAAGGGATGCCTTTTGTTCTTCTGTGAGTTAACCACAAAGGTATTAAACCCCCATTTTGTTGATTTATACAGTGCGGTAGCCCATGTGCGTTTGTGACCTTTGTTTCCAATCACATCCTCTGGGAGAATGTAATTCTTGGAAACCAGTTCTTTCAGCTCTTTCAGCTTGTATTTCTGTTCCAAATCAATGATTTCTTTGTGAATTCCAAAGTTCTTTGATTTTTCCAAGGCATTCTTGCTCATCAAATCTCTTTGCATCTTTGGGATGTCCTCAATTTTTCTAATTTGAGGCCTACTGGGCCCAACTCTTCTTTCGTATTCTCGCAGCAGAATCAATGTGATCATTTCTTGTCTCAGACTTTCGTCATAGTCTATGACATCATAGTCCACGAAGTAAACAGGATTAAATGTTGACATTCTTTGTAGTTATTGTTTGTGTTGCTTTTATATGTCTCTCACTTAATAGAAAAATTTATTACGCAGAGTAATTTATAAATTTTTTCTATTTCACAAATCTACATCATCATAGGGTCTGTCATAACCATAATTGATGGGTTAGCATCAAGTAAAGTCATTACATTGGGGTCAGGTCTGTATTGTGAATTCACAATATTTCCAGAATTGTAGTATATATCATCTAGAATGAAGGACCATTCCCACTGTTCTTGATCTTTTGACAAATCAAGCATTCCATACTCTGACAGAGCATTCTCTTCCATTTCCATTTCGATAAGATCTATCTTTTTCTCAATGAATTCGGAGAGTTTCTCAAAATACTCCGCGTGTATGTCCATCAATCTTTGATTATTGATAATATCTTGGATCTTTTCGGATACATCATAACATAGCACTGACTTAAGTGCAACAGTAGCATTCTCCATTCTTAAGTGCTATTGATTGTTTGTTTGATAGAATAATTGTAGATATATTACTTTCAATTTTTTATACATATAAAAATTTGAAAGTATTGATAGTCTAAAAACATAACAATTGTAATACATACAACGCACAGCAAAAACATGATGTCTACAAAGGTCACCAACACCATTTCTGCTTTCGTTCACGATGAGAACCTTGAGACGCTCAAGAAGCTCAAAGTGTTCTTGGAAGAAAAGATGGATGATGCCAATGAAGTGACTGATATGATTGATGAGTTTACTTCCACCCTTTCTCTTACCAAAGTGAAAGGCTCAAAGAAGATCAAATTGGCTGGTGACAAGCCAAAGAGGACTAGAAAGCCAACTTTCTACAATCATTGGTTGGGAGAGAGACTGAGGACTTTTAGCGAGGAGCAAAAAGAGCTTCCTGAGGAGGATAGAGTTGGAAAGACTGGAAGGATGAAGGTCATTGCTGATGAATGGAAGGAATTCAAGAAGGACACTGATTCTTTCGATGAAGCAAAAACAAAGTGGGAAGAAACTTCATCATGTGATGAAGAGGAATTCAAGAAACCCGAGAAAAAGAAGCAAAAGAAAAGCCCCAAGAAGGCTGCGAAACAAAAGAAGGTTCAGAAAGTCGAAGTGTCTGATTCAGATTCAGACTCTGATGATGAGAACAATTCACCAACCGCTATAAACTCTGATAGCGAGGAAGAATAATAATTTAATGTATAAGAATAGAAAAAACCGAGGCGATGAGGGTTTTTTCTATTTGAGTGACATATCAAATGTCCACATTCTTGTCTAATATAAATCAGTCTCTTGCTAGGGATGGATTTATATATGATATTAATGCAAATCTTTTGGAAAAAACCGAGAAATTTTTAAACTTTCTCATGACCGACTATGAATCTGATGGAATAACAAAGCAATTCAGTATGATAGTGATTGATAATTACTTTGATGAATCAGTTAATGTATAAGTTTGTATAAGATAAAATGTATAAGTTTGTATAAAATAAGAAACTCCATTTAGTGGATTTTCTTATTATATTTATTATTTAATTATCTTTATTATCTTTCTATTTTTTCTTTTTAGATTTAGTTTCTTCTTGATTTTCTAATTCTTTCATTCTATTTTTTAAATACTTGCTATATTCATTCTCAAAAGCTTCTAAATCATCTAGCCACATATTCTCAATAGTTTTAATTTCAATAGCAGTTAGCATATCTTTTTTATTATTTAGTTCTTTTAATAGTTCTTCTTTTTTCTCATATGTTAAATTCCAAATAGGCATTTTAATTAAATAATCATATGATTCTTTTGTTTTACTATCATTATCATTTTTCTTTTTAGGATATTCATTCTTTTCTAAATAATCCTCAATATCTGTTTTCTTTCTATTATTGATTTTAAGTCTGTCCTCAATAATATCTAAAATAAATTTAATTCTAGCATCTAGGATAATTAGTTCCTTCTTTAATTTATCGATTATATAATCCTTTCTTGTTTGATACCAAGATAATCTAAATGTATAAAATTTAGAGATAATTTCTGTTACATTCTTCATTTTAGTAATAGTTCCTTTTTGATCAAACATATGCATATTTGTAGTGGAAAGTAATTTAGATGTTGTCATTTTAAAATCTTTCTCAAATTTAGTTAATATACCATCTTTATCCATTTTAAGTAAATCATTAACTGCACCTGGTTCGAAATGGAGAACAAATCTAACACTATTCTCTGTATAGTAACTATCATAATCTTTTAGTTTAAGCTTATCATTATCAAGGGATTTCTCTAAAAACTCTTTATAATCCTGTGTCCAAGTTCCAACAGGGAGCTCTGTAATTTCTATTTGATTTGCTGAGACTCTTTTAAATACACCCTTACTTATATATTTACTTCCGTCTTTAACAATTGGACCTAAATGACCCGTATAGTGAGGTTTTAACTGTTTAATATTTTTAAGAGATTCTGTAATATCTTCTGATTTTAATAATTTTTTATAAATTTTTAGTATTTCTTCTGGGTTGTAGCAAGGAATATTACAGCTAAAACCAGTTCCAATACCAATAATACCATTAATTAATACCATTGGAATTACTGGTAAATAAAATTCTGGTTCAATCATATCTCCATCATCATTAATATAATTTAATATTGGTAAATCTTCTTTGCTAAATATAGTAAGAGCAAGAGAATTTAATTGAGTGTGAATATAACGGGGTGATGCCGCATCTTTACCACCTTGTAATCTTGTTCCAAATTGACCATTTGGCATTAAAACATTAATATTATTAGAACCAATATAGTTTTGAGCCATTCCAATAATGGCATCTTGTAGTGATTTTTCACCATGATGATAATTAGCATTTTCACTTACATATCCTGCTAACTGTGCTACTCTAATTTCTTTCAGTAAATTTCTTTTGAAACAACTGTATAAAATTTTTCGTGTTGATATTTTAAGACCATCGCAGAATGATGGAATTGATCTTCCAGTGTCATAAACACTAAAATGTATTAAATCTTTATTTATAAAGTCTTCATAGTTCACTTTCTTTTCTTTGTAATCAAGAATATCTTGTTTATCATATTCATATAACCATTTCTTTCTATCATCTGCTCTCTTTTTATTAAATGCTAAATCTAACTTTTCTTTTGATTTATCTTCATCCCAAGCATATTCTACATTTTTTAAATCTTTAAAATATTCCTTAGCTTCCTTTTCAGTTGATGTACCAAGTCCTTTGTAATATTTAATATTCCATTTTGATACAGCATTGTTATTCTTCCAATTTTCATAATCTGTTAAATTATAAAACTCTCTTACATTTGTCTTTTTTGTTGCTTTAATAATAGGTGTCAGCATAGAGTTCATAAATCCATCAATCTGAATTAATGAAGGCCACATACTGTTAAAAAGATTAAATAATAGTCCTTTAATATGACTACCATCTACATCTTGGTCTGTCATTACCATAATCTTTCCATACCGTAATGGTTTGACATCTTTATATTTTTTTGATGTTTCTAAACCAATGATTTTCTTTAAATTTGTAATTTCTTCATTTGCTGCGATTTTAGAATCATTTATATCAAGAACATTAAGAAGTTTACCCTTTAATGGAAATACCCCATAACTTTCTCTACCAACAACACTTAATCCCGCAATTGCCATAGATTTTGCTGAATCTCCCTCTGTTAAAATTAAAGTACATTCAGAAGATTTATTTGTTCCTGCCCAAATAGCATCATCTAGCTTTGGTATTCCTCTTAACTGATTTCTCTTTTTTCCATCAGTTTTCTTAAGACTTTTATTTAGAAATACATTGCATAATTCGATTATGTTTTCAGTTAGTTTTGTAGAATATAGTTTATTATAGAACTGTTTAGATAAATTAAATTTACTTCCAAATTTAGAAACAGGTGTTGTAAGTGAATCTTTAGTTTGACTATCAAATGAAGGATTTACTATAGTGCTTTTTATAAATACAAATAGATTGTCGCGAATATGTGCTGGTTTAATATTTGTTAAGTCTTTATTTTTCTTAACTATCATTTCACTCATATTTTTAACAATTTGATTCACAATATTATCTACATGCTTACCACCTTTTAAAGTCCAAATACCATTCACAAATGAAATCTGCTCTAAATTAGTAGTTTGGTCATTGTATGTAACAATAACCTCACATCTATCATTAATTTTTTCATAAATAATATCCTTCGAACCATATCCATTTAAATATAGTTGAGCATATTTTTGAAAGTTATTTATATTTATTCTTTCATTATTAAAATAAATCTTAATATTATCATTTGTAAGAGCACATAAATCATATACTCTCTTCTGCATTAACTTGAATAAATGAGAACCAATTTTAGAAATATTAAATCTTTTTAAATCAGGGTAAAAGGTAATTTTGGTATAAGGATATTTAGAATAATCTTTTATTTTTGGTTTATTCTTTTTACTCATATTGTCTTCGAACTCCTGAATATACTTTAATTTTTTATTAGCATCAACTGTCTCAATAATGAACTTCTTTGAAAAGATATTACAAGCTTTAGAACCAATACCATTCATTCCACCGATTACTTTTTCTTCTTTTTCATCATAATTTGTAGATGTTAGCATATTTCCAAAAATAAGTTCAGGTATATATATTTTATGTTCTGGATGAATCTCAATGTCTATTCCATCACCATCATTATACACTTCAATCTTATTTTCAGATGTATCAATATTAACCTTTATTGTTTTTACTGGATTCTTTAACTTTTCCATTTCAATCCTTTTCATGTGATCTAAAATATTGACAAGTAATTCATCATAAATCTTATATAAGCCAGGGACATATTTAATATTTTTTTTAATCATTTTCTCATTATTCTCATCTAAAATCCAAGTATTAAATTCATCTTTTTCCATTGAACCTACATACATACCTGGTCTAGCCAATACATGCTCTTCTGGGTTCATTTTGACATACTTTTCAGATACTTTAGACCTTGACATTGAGATTAAACGTATATTAAATAGAAAAATAATATTTAAATAAAATTCAATTTTTTATTTTAAATTTTTATAATTGCTTTAATGCTTTTGTAAAATGACTTTTACCAATTAATCTGTCTTTATTTTTTACTTCATTAAATGTTAAATGCATTATTTTTTTTAAATCATTTGATAAATATATATTAAATTGTTTAGAGGTGTTTTTATTTAATTTTAAATTAAATAGACCAGCAATCTCTTTTACATTTTTTTGAGTAAAGAAATTTTTACATACAATACAACCTCCTTTTAGACTACATGTACAATCTGCTTTATTACTTTTATTGTCTTTACATAAATTACCACCTCCACTATGGGGCATTCCACATCCACTGGCACATCCGGCACTTTGTGTAGTACAAGTTGAACATCCACCACCACCAACCATTGCACACCCACACCCACCATCTTGTAATGGAAAGGTATTAGATTCTAAGGCAGGTCTTGTAGATGTATTTAGGGCATTTGCGGTAGACATTTCAGTTGGAGATTTAGCCAAAGTTTCACTATAAGCACCTGTATTTACACCAAAAAATTCTCCTGGAAGAAAAGCACCACCATTTTTTGTATTTACATTTTTAAATAATTTGGATGATTTTTTTTTTAGGTTATTTACTACATATTCCAGAGTTTCCTGTTTAATAGAAAATTTATGGTCTTTAATATATTTTTCTAACTTTTTGTGAGATATAAAATCCATTTATTTTATAAAAATATAAAAAACAAATTTAATTAAATTTAAATAATTATTATAAACAAATTTATTGATTAATTAATAAAATTCAAATTCATTTACAAATAATTTAATGTCATTTTTAATCATATTAAAGCAATCAATATTTTCTTGTTTATTTAATTCAGTAGTAAAATCACTCATTTTCTTTCCAGAGTTTTCCTGAATTTGCAGACCCTTTTTAACAACAATATCTAAAAATCCAGCAATCATTATCATATCCTTCTCTTTCATACCTCTTGTTGTAATAGCAGGAGTTCCAATCCGAATACCATTTGGACTCAATGCTGACTTATCTCCTTTTACTGCGTTTTTATTTAATGATATATTAACTATTTCACATAACTTCTCAACTTTATTACCAGACAGACCTTTATTTGTTAAATCAATTAATAAAATATGATTATCTGTACCACCCGTTAAAATAGTAAATCCAAAATTAATTAAATGCTTTGCTAGTTCTCTAGAGTTTTTTAGAACTTGTATAATATATTCTTTATACTCATCGGTTTTTACATATTTTAATTGTGTTGCCAAGGCGCCTATTTGGTGTTCATGTGGTCCACCTTGTAATCCAGGAAATACGGCATCATTTACTCTTGTTTCATATTCTTTTTTACAAAATATCATTCCTGCTCTGGGTCCACCTAATGTTTTATGAGTTGTTGTTGTTACAAAATCACAATACTCAAATGGATTATTTAGGAGTCCTGTTACAACAAATCCATTAAAGTGTGCCATATCACATAATAGATAAGAATTATTAATATCGGCTATTTCACGAAATCTTTTATAATCTAAATCTCTTGAATAAGCACTATACCCCGCTATAATTAACTTAGGACAAAATCTCCTAGCAGATTTTTCTAATTCATCATAATCAATATATCCTTCATCATTAATATCATACGATAATGATTCAAAATAAGTTGATGTGGCTGATATACTTCTATTCTTTGTATAAAAACCATGTGTTAAATGACCACCAGATGGTAAATTTAATCCCATTATTCTATCATGTGGATTAAGTACAGCTGTATATAGAGCAAAATTTGCTGGACTACCTGAATATGGTTGGACATTTACACTCCATACCTCTTTATTTAAATTAAATGCTTCTAGTGCTCTTTCTTTACACAGATTTTCTATTTTATCAATAACTTCATTACCTCCATAATATCTTTTACCGGGATATCCTTCAGAATATTTATTTGTTAATACAGAACCTAAACATTCTAATACTGGTTTTGATGTAACATTTTCTGAAGCAATTAATTCTATACTGTCTTTCTGTCTATTAAATTCTTCTTGAATATAAGCACTTATTTCAGGATCAAATTTATTTAAATCTGTTTTTAGATTATTAAAACTCATTTACTTATTATTAAATTTTACTTCTTATATATATTTTAAATTTTAATAAAATATTTAAAAGTTAAATGAAAAATAAATAAAAATGGAAAAAATTATTTCACAAGAGTTATATAAATCTTTGAAACTAAAATATCAAGCAGAAATTTCAGAAGCAAAAGCTACATTACTTATATATTTTACTAATCCAGTTGCTATTGGAGAACATCCTCAGCATTTAGAGGAAATGGATAAATTACTTGATTCTATGGCAACTGCTAATGATAAATTAGAAATGTTAGCGGAACATTTTAATGAATTAAATACAGAATAATAAAATAAATATATAAATAAATAAATATGGAACTAAATTACGAAGTTGATAATAATTATCAAAATGTAGAATTAGATAATTGGAAAGAAGATGCGACAAAAGGATTTATGTCTAAAAATTGCTTAAATGATTTATTTTTCGGAAATACAAATATGGAGGCGTTACAAATGGGTATGAGAAATATGGTAGCAAATGCCACAGATGGAAAAGAAATAATAAGTAAACAAAATGAAATAGAATTAAAAGTAATTATGAGATCTATATATTTACAATATGGTAAGAATTTAGACGAAGATGTTATAGAACAAGTAAAAGATTTAAATAAAAAGGTATTAGATTATTGTGTTCCAAGAATATTATCTGAAATAGAACAATATAAAAATTATGTTAGAGATGCTAGTAATTTATATACACCGATTGAGAACAGTACAAATGTAAGCAATAAAGGGAGTAAAACATTATATAGAGATTCTCTATTTTAAAAATAATAATTTATTTAATTTTTTATATATTTAATAATAAATTATAATTATGAAGCAATTATATACAACAAAACAAGTAGTTGGAGGATTATTATTGGTAATATTATTTATAATGGTATTTATTTTAAATATGCTTAATAAGGAATATAATATGCTAATAACACCAATATTAGTAGGATTAACATTATGTCTATTAGCATATATTTTAGTGCTAAGTGAAATAATTACTACCAAGAAAAAACTATTATTAAAAAAAGACAAGTATGTATTTAAAACATGTCCTGATGATTATACCACAAAAGTAAATTTTCTTGGTAAAGTAAAAGAAATAGAGTGTATTAATTCTAATAAATCTATTTCTAATTTTCTACTACAATCAACAGAAAAAAAATGCGGTGAAGGTAATTATGGATGCTTTAACAAAGAAAACAATAGAACAAAAAAATGTGAAAATATTAAAACATTTTTCCAATCTGACACTGATGTAAATGGAGGAATTTTAAATAACTGGGCAGAATATCAGAATCAATGCATTCTTTGATTTAATTTATTGTTTGATAAATAAATATTAAATAAATATTAAATTAATTTAAAAAATTTGAATAAAATAATCAAACGAATTATTTTAATTAAGTATTTTAATAAATAATTGAAATAAATTATTTTTAAAATCAATATAATATATGAATTATATTGAAAAATATAAACCTCTGAAATCAAAAGATTTTATAGGGCATTATAAATTTACAAATGAATTTAAGAATCATATTAAAGATGGTAAACTGGATGAAATACAATTATGTATCGGTCCAACCGGTATAGGTAAAACAGATTTGATTAATTTAATATTAAAAGAGTTAAATTTTAATATTATTAAAATAAATGATATTGATAATTACAAAGAAGAAATAAATAATTATTTAAATACAAAGAGTATTGATAGTTTCTTTGTAAAAAAGAAAAAAATTTTAGTAATAGATGATTTAGATATTTACTTAAACAATGATAAACAAATATCAAATTATTTAATTAACTTACATATTAGAGAACCAATTATTTGTATTTTAAATAAACAGTATGATAGAAAAGCAATTGATTTAAAAAAAAAATGTAATATATTTTACTTAAATAAACCCAATTTTAATAATACCTTACAGTTCATAATTTCTATATTTAATCAAGAAGATATTGATATTGATAGCATAAGATTAGAAAATACAAAAAAATTAATAAAGCATAATAAAAATAATATCAAGGCAATTTTAATGAATTTACAAAATATAGTATTAAATAATGGTGAATTAAAAGACTATTGTTTATATGAAAGTAAATTTAATGATACTGGTTTATTTGATGTAATACATAATATATATAATAAAAAACATAATATTGATGAGTTAGATGATTTATTATATAGTGATAGTTCTTTAATATATATGTTACTACATGAAAACTTAATAAATGAACTCGGTAGAAGAGATATTAAAAATGAAGATTTAATAAATATTATATCTAATACAATTGATGATAGTTGTGATGGAGATATTATACAGGGATTTATTTACAAAAATAATAATTGGGATTTGTTAAATTTATTATATATTGTTAAAATTTTAAGATTAAATGATTCCATAAATAGTTATAAAATAAAAAATAATGAAATAAAATATAAGTTTACACAGATTTTAACCAAATATAGTTTAAAATGTAATTATAATAAAAAAAAACAAAACTTACTTGAGAATAATAAAATAAATGAACGATATTTTGATACTATTACACAAAATATATTATATTTAATAGGGTCACTAAAACAATACGATGATGATATAGTATTACATATATTAAATAATTATAATATTGACAAAAACAATATTGATGTTTTAATAAAATATAATAAAGTAATTGAGATATTAGATATTAAATATTTAAATAAAATAAAAAAAAACTTAATTAATATAAATAAAATAAATGGATACAGATTCAACAAAAACTATTATGTCAAATATAAATATAAATAGTGTTGCAGGAAATACTAGAAGTAATAGTAATAGAAATAATATTTTCAGTAATACATCCAGAAAACTAAATAATTCGAGTAGAAATATAATAGGTGATTTTAGAGAAAACCTAAATCCAAGAAAAAATAATATATTACTAGTTATATTATTTGGTATATGTATTGCGGTTTTAGTATATCTATTAGTACTATTTAATAGACCAAGTCTTTTATATTATACTCTCGCTGGTACACCTGTAAAAGTAAATGAACAAAGTTTAAAAGCTCTTAAAAATACTGATAAACTACCATCTTTAAAGAATGGTCGCGAATATGCTTTTTCTTTTTGGACTTATGTAGAAGCAGTTGATAATTCAGATGATTATAGATTAGTATTTTTAAGAGGTAATGATTTAGCAAGTGCTAACCCTTTTGTATATTTTGATAAGAAATCTAATAAAATGGTAGTTAAAGTTAAAACTGATGCTGCAGGAGGAACACTACAACCAATAAATTCTGGTGAAGAAATTGGGTTAGATACTGAAATAACTGAAAAAGATGGCAATACATTAACAGTACATACAGATACTTGTAAGTTTGCTACTTTTGAGATTGATTATGTTCCTTTACAGAGGTGGGTTAATATTATTATAAATGTAGATAATTATGTAGTAACCGTATTTATGGATGGTGCTATACATTCTACGCGTGTATTAAATGAAAATAATGATGATTGTGTAAGTGATAATTTATCTAAATTAGTATCTGAAACAACTGGTGAAGTAAAAGTTGGTAACTCTCCAGGATTACAAGCATTTAATGGTTACATTTCTAAATTACAATTCTTTAATTACAGTTTAAAAACACAACGCCATATATCAAAAATATATGAAAGTGGACCAGTTCAATCACAAGGAATATTACAAAAACTAGGACTACCATTATATTCATTTAGAAATCCAATATATAGAGTAGACAGTATTAAAGCTGAATAATTTATATGAATAATTATATACTTTAATTTTTAATTTTTATTTAATTACAAAAAATTAAATAAAATATATTATTATATTTTAAATTATAAATAAAATGATTAGTAAAAATTTATTATTATTAGCAGGTATAATAGTTTCTTTAATTATTGTTGTATTACATCAAAGATATTATATAACATATTTTTTTCCAGAATTAAATGATTTAAGAGACGATAAAACTTTCATTTTAACAAACACTAGAAATAAGCAAGATTTATTTTTAATAAAAGGAATGTTACCATTAAATAATACAGAAATTGTATTTAATACTACTAATAGCAATTCTGCAAATTATGTAAAAATGAATAAATCAATGAATAATCCAGATGGAGCTGAAATGACTTATTCATTTTGGTTAAATAAAAAATCATCTACACCAAGTGATTATCAAGATAAAGTTTTATTATTAAAAGGTCTTAAAAATACTGATAATAAATGCCCTTTAATTAAATTTGGAGATAGTTCTAGTGATATTGTAATTGAATTTAATACAAGTGATAGTACAGAAACAATAAAAATTGATGCTGGTATTACTGGTGGAGATAAGTGGTTCTTAATTACTTTGGTACTAAAGGATTTTAGAAATCCAGATGATAATTTTGAGGAAGGTATAAATGTATTAGCATATTTAAATGGAAGTTTAGTAAACTCTGGAACAGTTATTAAGGGTCAAACACTTAAAACTAATAATTCTCCATTATATATACTTCCTAAAATTAATGATACTGATTATAATTCTCTTTCTGGTACTATGTGTGACCTGAAATATTTTAATTATGCATTAGACCAAGTTGAAATTAAAAAAATATATAATAGTAATTTAACACAATTGCCTTTTAAAACAGCATTGGACTTAAAACTAAAAAATAGTGTAAATACATCTAAACAAAAATACGATTTACAATTATTAAATGAGTTATAATTTATAATTAAATATTTATAATAATTAAAATAAATGAATAATACAAAAAATAAGTCAAAATTAAAAAATAATACTAGAAATACTTCTACAAAAAATAATTCAAGTCGGTCACAAGTTACATTAGGTATTAAGGTAGAAGATGATGCTTCTCATAGAGAAGTTATTGATAATTTAAAACAAAATTTAAAAAAAAATAATAATAAAGTTAAAACTTTTAAATCAAAAGTTAATGATTTAAAAAAATTTAATAATAAATTATCAAATGGTTATCAATTATCATTACAGATGGTAGTTGATGTTAGTGATTTACTACATAGATATGTTCAAGTATTTGATATGCTTGAAACCATGATGAAAGACATAGAAGCAACATTTGAATTTAATGAAGAAGATTTCCAATATATAAGAAACTTAACTGAAAAATCAATAGTTGATTTACAAACTAAAATGCATGGACAAATCGATTCTATGGTAGTTATATTTGAGAAAGAAGGTATGAAGAAACAGGCTTCTGAAATTAAAAAATTTAAAGAAGTTACATTTGAAATTAGTAATAATGCTAATAAAATAACTAAATCTAGGGGTAATGCTCCAAAGGCGAATGCTCTAAAAGCTAATGCTCCAAAAGCTAATGCTCCAAAGGCTAATGCTCCAAAGGCGAATGTTTCTAAAAATAAAGCAAATAATTCTAAAAAAAAAGGAAGTATATTTAGTAGAATTATGTATGAATAAATAGATTTAAAAGTATTCTGTGGTATATATTTAATAATGTATTCCATTAGTGATGCTAAAAAATTCCTGAATCAAACAAATACACTGCTTGTTGAATCTAATAATTTAGTTATTGATAAATTTGTAGAATCGGTATTACAAAAATTTGATAGTGTAGATAAAGATGAATTAGAACAATTAGCATTTAGTTTAAAAGATGAAATTAATAACGACCATTTATCAAATGTATTTAGCAAGAAAAAGAAGAGGACTGGTCCAAAACGACCACCTACTGCTTATAATTTATTTATTAAAGAAAATATGGCTACATTAAAGAGCGAAAATCCGGAAATGAAGAATAATATGTTAATGAAAAAAGCAGCAGAGTTATGGAAAGTGGAAAAAGAAAAGAAGCTAGCAGAGGCAAAATAATAAAAATTTATAAATATAGAATAATAAAATTTGAAAATTAATTAATTTAAATATTTTATTTAAATATTATTTTTGTAGATTAATTATAAATGGCACTTTATAATTATGTCAATTTTATTGCTGCTTGTGATAATACCGGAGGTATAGGAAAAGATGGAAAATTACCTTGGCAAATACCAGAGGAACTAAAATATTTTCAGAAAATGACAGATGGAAATATTGTGGTAATGGGTAAAAATACATATTTCTCAATACCTAAAAAATTTAGACCTTTATCAAATAGATTAAATTTAGTTTTAACAAATGATAAAGAACTTTTAAAAAATGAACATAAATATGATAATTTAGTATTTTTCAATAAAAAGAAAATAAGTAGTGGTACTAATAAAATAGAAAATTATGATAGTAAGGATGAATTAAGCGTAGAGTTATTAGTATTATCGATTCTAATTAAAATTAATGTTAAATATAGCAATAAGGATGTATTCATAATTGGAGGGGAAAAAATATATCATATGTATTTTAATTTATTACAAAAGTATCAAAGTAATTATGAATTACAACTCAACTCAATATATTTAACATATATAAATAAAAATTATAAATGTGATACATTCTTTCCAAAAATTCCAGAAGATTTTAAGTTAGTAGAATTTTCTAAATTACATTATAGTAAAAGTGAAAATGTAAAATATAGATTTCTAAAATATGAAAAGAATTTCTTTTATGAAAATAATTATGAAAAAACATATCTAGATATAGCAAAACAAATTATTACAAAGGGTAATTATAGATTAGATAGAACAAGTACAGGAATATATAGTATTTTTGGTACACAAATGAGATTTAACATTACTGAATATATACCAATGTTAACTACTAAAAGAGTTCCATTCAAAACTTGTATCCACGAACTACTTTGGTTTTTAAATGGGGATACTGATAATAAAAACTTACAGAAAAACAATGTCCATATATGGGATGGTAATAGTTCTCGTGAGTTTCTAGATAAAATTGGTTTAAATGATTTAGAAGAAGGTGATTGTGGTGCTTGTTATGGTTTCCAATGGAGACACTTTGGAGGACATTATCTTGATTGCAATACTGATTATACTGGTATAGGTTTTGATCAGGTCAAATATGTTTTAAATTTACTCAAAACTGACCCTTTCTCAAGAAGAATATTTTTAAGTGCTTGGAATAGTGCAGATTTAGATAAAACCTGCTTACCACCATGCCATGTTAGTATACAATTCTTTGTAGAAGAAAAAAATGGATTAAAATATTTATCAGGTCATATGTATCAAAGGTCTGCCGACTGGTTTTTAGGAGAACCATTCAATATTCTATCATATACAGCATTAATATATTTATTTGCTACTATTTGCGATATGGTCCCAAATGAACTTATTATTTCTACCGGAGATACCCATGTATATTCTAATCATGTAGAACAAATTAACAAGCAAATAGAAAGAAATTATTTAGCAAAACCAAAATTATGGATTAATCCTAAGGTCAAAAATAAAGAGTTACATGAAATTACAATTGATGACTTTGATTTAATTGGATACTTCTGTCACCCAACTATTAAAGGTAAAATGGCTGTTTAAATTATTTTTTGGAGTTTCTATAATCAATTATTGTAACATAAAATAAAATTAGTAATACTAATATTAGTATTGCTGAATATATTAAAGAAGAATCCCTGTATGATACATTCTTTTTATTTTTTAAATAAGATTTAACTATTAATATATTTGCAAATATACTTAAAACTAATATTACAAGTGCCGGTAAATGAAATCCATTCTTTACTAGTAAGGCACTTAGACCGGCAAATATGGCATTAGTTCTAATGGATGCTAAAAATGTTCTATCATTTGCAAAATTTGTTCTTATTTCTGCTAGTTTCGTAGTATTCATTTATATAAATTTATATAAAAATTTATTTTTGTGATTTAACAAATTTATTTAGATCCTCATTTGTTAATTGATATGCCCAATGTTGTAATGATTGTCTAATTATTGGTGAAATACTAAAATCATCATAAGTAGTATCTGCTTTAATTATTTTATTCATTAAATTTTTATTCCATCTACCTTTTTTTTCACCCGCAAACTTAATCCATCTATTTATTTGGTGGTCATCATATTTACTTCTTCTGCCATCATAGAATTCACAATACCACTGAACCCACCCATATGGGTCTTGTGGGTCCATCCAACCAAATTCATGCCATTCATCTAATGATAAACCAGCCTTTCTTTCATATTTATTTAATTTTATTTTTGCCTTTTTAGTTTTAGCTGATTTTGGAGTAACTAATAAATCTTTATCAACTCCTTCAAGGC